GCGCCTGTTGGCCGTAGCCCGCAAGAGCCTGTGCACCCGCAAGCTGCTGTGCTGGCAGACCTTGTGCAAACCCAGCGGCTTGCGTGTATCCACGATTATAGAGATCAGCCAACGTCTGAGCCGTATTCAAATCTTCTTGACCGGCAAGCTGCGCTTCGTAAACGCCACGGCGTTCGTTACCAAATGCGTTCGATGCGGCAAGCTGAGCCTTCGTGGCTGCGTCACGTTCAGCGCGGTTCTGTGCCAAGCGGGCCATCGTGGCGTCGATGACGTTGGTCTGGAACGGCGACATGAAGCCGGACACATCCTGCTGAAACTGCTGTGGCGTGTAACCGGCTGCGCGCTGGGCTACCTCCGTAGCCTGCTGCAATTGCGGCGCGCCAACTTGTTCGGTGGCAGCGCGGGTAGCAACACCGAACGCCTGCTCTTCAGCGGGTCGGAACTGCGCAATGCGCGGGCCACCGTATGCTTGATACGGAATGGACGCAACTTGCTGTGCGGCTCCATAGTTACGCGCCAGAATATCCTGAATAAAAGGATTGAGCGCCTGAGATTGAGTAGTAGTTGTAGTCGCCATTATAACCCCCAAGCGGACTGACCGCCTAATCCTTCGTTATTAACACAGAAATTAAACAATTGACAGCCCATTACAGTTGATCGATTTCAATTACAGAAACAGAAATGGCAGGCGCGGCTGGTGCAAACGCAGTAGCCGGGACTGAACTAACAGAGATGTTAACATCATCTGCTGCAAACATGATTTCAAAATAGTCATTTGCAGCAGCAGAAATAATATCCTCGACTACCATTTCTAGATAGCCATTGTTGAGACTGATAGACGCAACTTTCGCTGAGTTTGGAATGTCCGTCCCGTTCTTGCGAAGCCAAACCCAAATTGCTTTTTGCGATGAGTTTGTGGAAGTGACCTGCACCGAAACTAAAAAAGCGTAAACCCCAGCATTAGCTATAACAATGCGAGACGCGGGGCTTCCAATAGATACGCCCTGCGATAGTTCAGTATCGGTGAGCGTCAGAGCATAAGCCGTATTTGCAGCAGCCGGAATTTGGCTGTTGGTCTTGGTAAACTCACCATAATACTCTTCGTAGATCAGCTTTGCTGGCGCATAGATGCCAACGTCTAGACCTTTCTCGTAAACATTATTTGAGAAAAGTTCTATGAGGCGGTTGCGCTGCGATTCATAATTCGGGTCATACGCGCCGGGAGGTGGAGGAAGTCTTAAACTCATCGACGCCCGCCTGGGATAGCGTTAAGCCGCATGATACCTACACGCCAATCAACGTCGCGTGCACTATCGACACGCATACTGATCTGACGCCCATTAAAGCGCACCGACGTTGGGTTGTCCAGCGAGTACGGCCCGTAAGAACTCTCAATCCCGTTGGGATAATACTTTTTATAGAACGTAGCCGTGACATCACCCTGTGTACGTTCGTCGGGAATGAGTTCGTTAATGTGCAGAACGCGGTCGCCATCGCCAATCTGAACTGGCCCCGTCTCGGCGTACACAGCGCCAGCGCCCGGACGAACAAAGGCAACTTCGTGGTCGTATACAAAACCGTCTGCGGTCCACATCATTGGGTAGTTAAACACGGTTTTGTCGATACCGCAAGTGCGCGACAATGTACCGATAGACCAGTGATTTTCGGCATAGTTCCAAGTCACATAGCGGTCGATCTCTGTGGACGAAGATGATGGGTAGAACCACCATACTTCACCAAACTGCGTGTTCGGAACGCAGACAATCTTAGAACGCTGTGAGCCGTTGAGGTCTGAGAAGACGTAATCTTCAACGTCCGAAGGCAATGGCTTAACGTAGCCATCATAGATAAAGAAGCCACGGTCGCCCATCCATACCGCCATGTTATCGAGGACAGCGACGGCTTGGCGTGAGATGATACCGCAGTTACGGCCTGCTGTTTCAAACTGATAGACGAACGGCGCACCAACATACTGCGCGGTGTGCGCGTCAACGTCTGTAAGAACCAGCATCTGGCCGCGAACACGACGAGCGCACATGATCTTACCCGGCGTAGTAAGAATGAAACTACCAGCCAGATTGGTGGACGCAGCCGTCCATACGGTGTTGTTCTCTAGATCGCACCACGCAACTTTACGCGGATTGCCATCGGCGCTAAGCGCAAAGATTGAACGCTCATCCGTAACGGCAAGACCTGTGCAGCCTGTCGGAGAGTTAGCAATCTGCGCCGCAAGCGTAGCTGGGGCTACATCATCCAACTGCCATTCGTACAGCTTGCCGTCAGACGTTGAACAGGCAACAAGATATTCGCCCCAAGTATCGAGGCTCCAAGTGGCTGCTTCCGTGATTGGGCTAATGTCTGGACGCGGCGTACCGTAGGCATAGCTGCCATAAGTAAGGCTACCGTAGCCTGTATTGTCGCTGCCGTTTGCTGGGCCTGGAACAAAACCTGTTGGCGTAATGTCAACGAGGACACCGGCAGAGGTCATGCTGAATAGTTTTGTATTGGTCCCTACCCCAAGACGGCGAGAGCCATCGTTGCTACGCCATGCCAGCGTTGTGCGTGGGATACCGTTAGTGGCTACGCTATTACGAACACGCCATCCACCAACCGGACGCATTGTCCCGTTGTGCCAACGAATAAGATTGGCGTCATACCACCGGCCTGCGGCCTGAAGCTCAGTGCCGTTGCGATATACGCCAGGTGGTATAGAAATAGGGATCAGTGTCATGCTGTTGTCCGTGTTGAGGCGCTGCGCCCTTATATCACTTTTTAGAAGTTTTTACAGCCTCTTCCCATGCTTCTACAGTCAAGCGATGTTTCAAGGCACAATCGCCGTATTTAGCTATAAGATCAACTTCCCAAGTTGCACGATCCGGATCGGTTAGCAGCGACGGCGGGGCGGGAAGTACTGGACAGTTACTCGCTAGATTCGCCGGAGGCAGCGGCATTGGCACGATTGATACCGCCTTCGAGCAGCCCGATAACCCGATAGTCAGGAGCACAATCAGCAGAGACAGCAGGGAGAGTTTTATATATCTCCCGTATTGTTTCTCGCTCTCCGGCGACCACCACATCGGCTTGATCGCGCTGGGTTTCATACGACGTAGAAAGTTCATCTATCTTTCCTTGCATTTCTTGGCGTTGCTTATCCGCCTTTTCTAAAGCCTTGGAATACGCAGCGTCACACTGCCAGTCACGGACCTTGTACCCAGAGGCTGCACCAAGAATAAGCGCCCCGCCCACTGCGTACAGCAACATTGGGCTAGGCATTAAAGCCATTGCGAGTATCTCTTTGTCTTGGCCTTGCGGTCATCGAAGCCGTGTGTACCACCGTTGATACGCTTTGTCAGCGCGAGGATGGCCGCGTCGCCTGTACCTTGATCGCAGATGCCCCACAGCTTGTTCTTGTCAAAAAACCACAGCGCGCTTTCAAAGCATAGTTCACCCGACACAAGGTCGGGGTTGTCCATTACTTCGGGTCGTCCGATGTAGTTTGCGAAAGCTTGGTAATTTGCTTTGCCAGTAAGTTGGAGAGCGCCACGTCCACGGAACTTCCAGCCATCCCCAGACGCTTCATCACCATTGCCCATACGGTTTGCGTATGCCCGATTAGCAATCTTTTTTGGCTGGCGTTCATACGCTTTAGCCATTGCTTGAGTCGGGAAATACTTATCAAAGATGCTGCGTAAACCTTTCGCACCATAGTTGAGGTTTTCGCTAAAAGCTTTGAACCCACCACTTTCATGCGCAGTTTGAGCAAAGAAATGCGCAGCCCGATTAGGTGATAGTTTATAGTAAGCCGCAGCTTTTTTAAATGTTCCCGGACCGAACGCGCCATCTGCCGTTACTCCTAGTTTCTTTTGAAGGTCTACAAGGCTCACTTATCCTGCCCCTTATTCCACAATTCAAATAGCGTCTTGATCTTCTCTTCGACCATACCGAGGCGCACATCCATCTTGGCGAGGATGATGGTTAGTGAAATGAATGCAAGAACAACCGGCCAAAGCTGGCCGATCAGTTCAACGGTGGAGAGTTCACCTGTCATTTACGCTGCCGTATTACGCCAGTTAGGGAAGTCCTTCTCGTCAATCGTGCCGTCGTCGTTGTTGTCGTAGCGCAGATCGTTGCGATACATTTCCCACGGAGCCATCTCGTCATC